ATTTCCATTTCTTGTAGCATCAAAAGAGTTGGGGGGACATACAACATCAATAGACATCAATACCCCAATCTTTTATTGTCCTGATGACCTTAGACCATATTGGACTTTTATACAGACAGACGCAATAACTTACCTACAGTCAATTACTGAACCCAACTATGATTTAATCTATGTTGATGACTGGCATTCAGCATTACAGGTTAGAACGGAACTTGAAATTATAGACAAAATCTCCACACCTGAAACACTCATCCTTTTACACGACACTATGCCTAACTCTGTTCCAAATTATACTTTGACTTTTAATATGGGTGATGAATGGGCAGGTGGAGGTCCATACAAAGCACTTCTTGAACTTGATATGGATAAGTGGGAATATGCTACCATACCTGTAAATCACGGCTTAACAATTTTGAGAAAGAAAGGTGAAGTAAAAATCAAATGAATAAACAAATAACAGTTCAGGGTTTCACCCCCACCATTAAACAGAAAGAGATTATTGATGCTTGTTTAACACAGGACATCAAGTATATCATCGGTTGTTTTGGAAGACAGGCGGGGAAATCATTTACTGCTATGAACCTACTACTCAAGTGGATATTGGAAGACAACGGGTCAGTAGGTATGTGGGTATCACCAGTTTATTCACAAGCAAAAAAAGTATTCACAGAACTTACCAACACAATCGCAGGAACAGGACTTACCAAGTCAATCAACAAGAGCGAACTTACCATCACATTTATCAACGGGTCTGTAATGTATTTTAGAAGTGGGGAAAGAGAAGATACCTTGAGAGGTTATACCTTGAACTATCTTGTTGTGGATGAAGCAGCATACATCAAAGATGAAGTATGGAATAGTGTATTGAGACCGACAGTCCTTGTAAATGGTAAGAAGGTTTTATTTATCTCAACACCAAAGGGAAGGAACTGGTTTTACAATCTTGCGATGAGGGGTTATAGTGATGATTACCCCCAATACAGAACATTCCACGCCACATCATTTGATACACCTTACATTACCGAAGATGAACTAATAGAAGCAAAACTATCACTACCTGAAACAATCTATAAACAAGAGATACTGGCAGAGTTCATAGATGATGGTGGGGAAGTATTCTCAAACCTGAAGAATGTTTGTGTCTTATTGAACTATCCAAACTATGACCCAAGTAAAAAGTATTATGCTGGTTTGGACTTTGGAAGACAGAATGACTACACAGTCCTTACTATTGTGAATGGGGATGGTGATGTTGTAGATTTCTATAGGGAAAGACAAAAGAGTTGGGACATTATCATTAGTGAAGTTGTTGCTAAACTCAAAAAGTGGAGACCTGTGTGTTTCGCAGAGGTCAATAGTATAGGTGATGTCCTATACGAACAAATAAAAAAGCAGTATCCAAGTATCCAACCATTTATCACCAATAATGAAAGTAAGCAGAATATGATTGAAGATTTGATTATGGGTATGAATGAGAACAGATTGAAACTACCATCACCAGAACTCAATACGGACTTATACAAGGAACTTTCTGTTTTTACATACGAATACTCACCAAAGACAAGAAAGATTAAATATGGGGCTCCTATTGCGTTTCACGATGACTGTGTAATATCCCTTGCTCTGTCTTACCATTCCTTCAAGAAAAAAGCAACCTATGGGACTTATGTTGTTAGATAAAGTTGTGGATAAAAATTACAAAAAAGATATTTCTATATGATGAAGTTTAATTACAAAGGAAAAGATTACAAACTTGAAGAGCCAACAGTAGAGATGTGGTCTAAACTTGTGTTATTACAAGAATGGACTGATGAGCGTGAGTTCTCAACAGAGTTGTTAGCATTTGCCACAGGACTAACACCTGAAGAAATTGAGAATAGTGATTATGAAGAAGTCATAAAAATATCACAAGAAATCTCACGATTTTTACTTCAAGAAAGCGACAAGTTCTACAACGAGATAGATTTTGATGGAAAAAAATACAGATTTCTTGATTTAGCAAATCTAACATTTGGTGAGTTTATAGACATAGACACATACCTATCAAAAGAACCACACGAAAAGAAAAAGGAGATGTCTTTACTGATGGCTATGTTATATCGTGAAGTAGATGAAAAAGGAAATTATAAACCATACAACTCAAAGGAACTACAAGGTAAAGCAGAGTTGTTTAAGAGGCTCCCTGTGAGGTACGTAAAGGGTGCGAGCAATTTTTTTTTTCGTTTAGACAGAACCTTACAAGGCAATTTTCAGGTCTCTTTTCTACGCAGGTTGAAATTGACGACAAAGATGATTTGGGTGTTCGTGAAACTTATTCCTTTGATAAGTTTTGGGGCTGGTTCGGTACTTTGGTTTCGCTTGCGAACGAAGACATTACCAAGATTGAAAAAATTACTACATATCCGTTAGTATTCGTTTTAAACTATTTATCATATATGAAAGACATAAACGATATAAGAAGAAGAGAAGCCCAAAAAGTTCAACAACAAATGAAAAACAGATAATATGGCAAACGCAGTTGGATACTATAATTTTAAAAAGATAATGGACTTGCTCCGTCAATTAGCGGACTACCACGAACAAATACAGTCGTGGGGATTTGGTGATGTGGAACAACTTATCTATCAAACAGAGATGAGATTGAAGCAAGAAAACACAGGTAATCAGGCACCATTTTATCCTGCTATGTGGGTTATCCCTAATGGAGCAAAGACAGATGGTAGAGAAACTACTTATGACTTTAGCATCTTGATTATGGATATACAGAATGCGAAGAACTTTGATAATGAGTTAGACACATATAGTGATACATTAGACATTCTCAAAGATGTAATCGCTCAACTGAAATACGCAACAGGGATGGAATGCTATTGTAATCTTGACCTTGATTACCCAATAGATATGACCCCATTTGGTGAAGCGTATGATGACTATGTAAATGGATGGACGGGGTCAATCAAGTTGAGAGTTCCTGACGCAATAAACAGATGTATCGCACCTTATGCGGCATTCCCACCTTGTGATAATAACAGCGATGGAAACAGCGAGTAATTATAAGTTTTATTCATTTCAACAAGTACCGATGCCCAACTTCCAAGAGGCTATGGAAGAACTTGCTGTTATGTTCCAACAAGCATTAAAGGACAATCTCGCAAGACCTTACCCATACGCACCAGGATACTTCGGTCAAAAACAACCAACAGGTGTTAGGAATATGACGAGAAGAACAGGTAATCTTTACAAGTCAATACAAGTATCATTTGACCCCGCACAAAATAGAATGAGGGTCAATATGCTTAACTATTGGAAGTATGTAAATGATGGAAGACAGCCAGGTACTTATGTTCCTCTAAAACCTTTGATGAATTGGATTAGAGTAAAAGGAATGAATAGAGACCCAAAAGGAAGGTTCAAGAAGTTCAACATAAAGGGTGTAGCATTCGCAATATCTAAGTCAATACAGAAGTTCGGCATTCAACCTACCAATTTCTATGACGATAGTTTTGATGTTTTTGTAGAAGCCTTCAAAGACCCTAACGGCCCAGCAGCCCAACTTGGAATTGATTTAAGAGATTTTTTGAGACGAATAATTCAACAACCTAACTAATATGAGCATAGTAATAAACATAGACCAATCACCACTAACAATTACACCCAGTAATGGTGAGCACATCTATACCCTATCATCAACAGGATATACATTACAAAACTTTAAGTTTGTAATAGACATATATTTTAGACCTTCAACTATAAACTTTTCAGGTAATCCACAACCAGACGCAAGATTAAAGGTTCGTCCTAATTCCTATGGTAAAGCAATCGTGGAGTTGGAAGAAATCGTAAGGACATTCTTGAAAGCCAACCCTCGTTTTTCGGGGACAACATACCCGTATCTAAACTATGTAGCACAAGAAAACTCCGTGCTTACTATGAGTGATGCGACAAACACAAGAACATTAAATGCCTTCAACACTTTTAACGGAAACAACTTATCACAGACATTACCTGTCCTATGGCACGCAGAACAATACCAAATAAAAGTTGGATGTGAATATGAGAACACATCAACTAATTCAATAGTATTGGATATGAACTTGACTGCTTCAACACAACCAGCAGCGGTCAATATATTTCCTGGTGTGGATAACAAACTTATTCCATCACCTTATTTATCAGGGGCAACATTAGGTTCAGGTTATACACAATCTCCCAACTTTTTCCAAGTGGATAATCAGTCGTGGTACTACTACGATTTGTTTAGACATATCTATCAAAGGGGAGACGATACAACTTGCGGCCCTCGTGAGTTTCTAAACGCAGCAGGTAGAGAATACAAAACTATTTCACAAGGTGGGTTCGTATCACAAAGGGTTAGAAGAAGACAACATCACCCCGATTGTCCTATCATAGTTTCATTTCTTGACGGACAGAATGATTACTTCAATAACCAAACTACAAGAGTTGTAATTCGTGGGGCAGACACACAAAGTGATAACTACACATACTCTGCCTTCACAGCAAATAATTCAACGCTTACAAACAACTACGACATTTGGAAACAAGCGGTATTCTATATGCCGTGGAACATAACACAATCAGGAACAAATGTAATTCCACAGGACGCACAGAAAGTTTGTTTCTACCTTACATCAGGAACAAATATGAACTTCTCGGCAAGAACAAGTGAGATACTTGAGTTCTATATGATTGACCCTGATTGTATCAACCAACCTATTCACCTGTTATTCCTAAATGGAAGGGGGATGTGGGACACATATACATTCGGCAAGAAATCTACCAAGACATTTGAGATTGAAAGAAAACAATACAGACAAGAAAGTTCATTAGACAAAGCATACTACTCAAGGGGAGCATATCAAAGGGGGACTACAATTTACGACCAAAATGCTTCTTATAGAATTGAATGTATGAGTGATTTTATGACTGATGAGGATACAGTAATCGTTGAAGAAATATTTAATTCACCTGAAGTGTATATCATAGATGGCATCACAGAGTTTATTGACCCTTGTGCTCAACCCGACATAGAGAATTGTGAAAGTTGTTTGGGTGAAATAAGACAATACCAATACCTTCTACCCGTAGTATTAGAAAACAAAGAACTTAAAAAGTTCCAAAGACAATACCAAAAGATTTTCCAATATACATTCACACTTCAATACGCAGATGTAAAACGCTACAGAACACAAGGATAATATGGGACTACAAATACGAACTTATGTAAATGGAAACCAAGAGTTTATTGAACTCTATGGTAATGAGAATATTGATATGGAAGTGTCCTTTGCTGAAATACAGGACATCACCAAGAAAAATAGCGCTTTCACCAAAGAGTTTAAAGTTCCTGGTTCAAAGAACAACAACTACATCTTCAATTACTTTTACGACATAAACCAAGTATTCACAGATTGGAACCCAAAGAAAAAGTTTGAAGCAGATTTAATTTACGATGGATACGAACTCTATAACGGGTATGTAAGATTGAATAGTGTTTCTATCAACAAGATTGAAAAAGTGTATTCTATAACCTTCTATTCCGCTGTGGGAGACCTTGTAGCGAACATAGGTGATAAAGCACTTTGTAATGTTGATACATCATCACTAAATCACTCGTTATATGATAGTGATGTTGTTGAGAGTTTTTTTCTTGACCCGTCATTACATTCACCATCTGCCTTTAATGCCACAAATCCATTAGTTCAAATAGTACCAAATCCAGTAAATACTGGTGATGTAAATTACATCTTGGGTCAAAGGGGGTATGATTATACAGGAACAACATTTAGAGATATAAGGGATATAAATGTGGCTCAAACACCTTTGCTTGATTTTTCAGGTGGAACTACACGAGGTTTCTTTGACTTTTCAGGTACTCCGTTAGTATCAACTTATTTTATACCATCTGTAAGAACAAGGAAATTATATGAACTTATTGTAAATCAAGCAGGATATTTTTTGGAAAGTGAGTTTTTTGATACTGATTATTTTGGTAGATATTATATTCCACTTTCATTCAACACGGAACAGCCGTATATGGCTCAAGCCCAGCCTTACAAATATAAGTTTGTAAATACCTCAGGACAGACAAACTCTTATTTAAGACAAGTTAGAAACATAGCAACAGGTATAAGCACAAATGTAAATTGGTTCAAGACAGAAGTTATAACAGAAGAGAATATGAACTTTAACCCCATATCATATTCTGCTTATTCAGGTACGACTTTAACACAGAACGAACTTACATATATGTTTGCTTTACCACAAAGCAACGGAGCACCTTATACTTGGGAAGCATCAATATCAACTGTTAGTACTGCTCCTTATGGATTTTTTCCATTTATTTATACGGGGGGAACATTTCAACTTTGGAGGTATAGACAAAATACAACACCACTAAATGCTGACCTTATTGCTACATCCAACTATTTCGTTCTAACACAAACTTCAGGTTTAACAAACACATACTATATGACGGGTCAAACCATATCTAATGGTTTGATACTTGGAACGGATTTATTCTTTTTGACTTATACCAAAAATGGACTTCCGTTTAATATTACTGGTGCTACATTCCAAATCAAAAGTAGTCCTGTTGTCTTACCTTATACGATTGAATTATATAAGGAAATGTCTTGCGACCAAAAGCAAATTGACTTTATCCAAAACATAAATAAGACATTCAATCTCGTAGTTGTAGAACATCCGTTTAAGACAAAAACTTTGATTGTTGAACCTATGATAAACTACATAGGTAAGGGGGAAACTCTTGATTGGACTGATAAGGTAAATTATGATGCTACACAAAATCTTTATCCTACAACAAACATTATCAACGGAACAATTTTTACTGCCAATAAAGTAGATAAGGATTATATCAACACAGAATATCAAAAAAGGACAAATAAAATATTCGGTCAAAATCAATTTGACCTTGATATAGATTTCAAGAATAACACAACAAATCTTACACAGACATTAGGACAGAATACCGATTATTACTTGAACGCAACTGGTTCAACAAACTTCGCCTTACCCTGTTATTTCATTTCAAAAGAAAATAATAATAATGGTATATCTACATTTGAGTATAGACCATTTAAGTCCATACCAAGACAAACATTTATGTCTGTGTCTATACCTACAGGAAATACCAAAACAAGTCCTGTATTTTATAGATATAGGGGGTCAAACAGTCCATTTACAGTATTTGGACTTACAAGTATTGGAACATATCCAAACTTTAATAGACAAACGACATATCCATTTGCTTTAACAGGATTTTCACATTATACGATTTATGATAGTTCCAATACTTTTACTGATGATGAGTTGGTATATCCATCGTTGGAAAATATGTACGACAGATACTATCGTGATTATATAACCGACCTTACAAGTGATGAGAATAAGATTTATCAGGTACAGATGTATTTAACGCCTTGGGAAGTAGCAGGTCTATTCTATAACGAGGTTATAATGATAAAGAACGCAAAGTTCCGTATAAATAAGATTTCAGGGTTATCATTACTTCAACCTGATTTATGTAATGTTGAACTTGTTAAACTAACAAGGGATTACACACCAACTCCTATTAGATTTTATGACCTTATTTCTTGTGATAACCCTTGTGATGTTATACACACACATACTGATTTGGTATATCCTATATGGGCATTTGAAGGTCAATTTGTAGATATACAAACATTCGCACCAGCACCTTATTATTCAACAACAAAGAGATATAAAGTTGTTAGAACAGAGTATAATGAAAACTATACTTACACACAACCATATTTTACAGTATTTCAGTTAGCATTATTTTCGTATATAGTTTATTATGATTATGCGACTTATAATAGTTGTACGGGGACAACACCAAACTTCTTGTTAAACATAAAAGACGAAACAACAACAGCATTTACGGGTGATTGTGTGAATATGGTTATAACCAATACAGGAGCAACACCTGAAACATTTACATTCAAATATTGTGATGGAGTAGATGGTAGTTGGACTTTAGACCCGTCATCAGCAATAACTATATGTGGTCTTTATAGTTCATTCCAAACTACAGGATTTAGTTATTGTCTAAACTCATTTAGTGCTTGTACTTCTTGGACGCCTTTACCAACCCCCACACCTACAAGCACACCATACAAATCACCCACACCCACACCTACCCAAACTTTGACTCCAGGTTTATCACCTACACAAACTCCGTCTATGACGCCAACTCCATCAGGATTACCTTGTAAGATAAACACAACTTTAAACATCACAGAAACGGGTTGGATAAAATATAATGAATGTCCGTCAGGAACAACAACCTATGTCTATATAAGTTCTCTCGGTTCTTATACTATAACAACTTGTATATATGATGGTTCAGTACTACCTGGTTTCCCTTATGCTG